TTGTAGGCGCTCACATCCATGCCCGTGGCCGTGACCGTGGAGGTGCGGGCCGCGATGTTGGAGTGCGAGGTGAGCGTGAGGCGCGAGACGAGATCGCTGGTATTCATGGGTGGTGTTCTCCTTGGGTATCCGGGTTCTCGTTACTGGGCGCCGGAATCGGTCGAGACCGCGAAGGCCTTGCCCTGGCGGGTGACGATATCGACGTGCTTCTGGATCACGACGCGCACCTGGCCCTCGCCGGCGAGCGTGTAGGGATCGACGGTGATGTCGTTGCCCGTCCACTCGCCGACGATGACTTGCGTGAAGTCGCCGAAGATGACCTTGCCGCTCGGCACCTGGTTGGTGCTGCGGGCGGCGTAGCCGTTGACGAGATCGCCTTCCCAGATGAAGCCGCCCTGGCCGGAGGCCTTGGCGATGCCGCGCCAGGCGCCTTTGACGGCGGGCGTGGTGAGGTAGGCGTAGCGGGCGCCCGGCAGCGAGAGGGCGTTGGCCGTCTCGACGTTGGTCTCGAAGGAGATGACCTTGGCCCAGGTGGCGGTCGCGCCGAAGGTGACGCTCGTGGCGCGGTCGACGCTGTCGAGGTTGAGGATGCCGAGCGGCTCGGGGCCGCCGGCGCCGTTGATCGCGGCGCGGTCGAACTCGGTGGCGAATGCGGCGAGGATATCCTCGCGCACGAAGGCATCGATGCCCATGCCGCTCTGCGCGATGAGCTGCTTGGTGTAGGGCACCGCGGCGGCGATGCGGCGGGGCTTGAGCGTGATCTGGCCGAAGGTGGCCTTGCTCGTGGACACCGAGCCGGTCTCGGTGAGCCAGTAGGCGGTGGCGCCGGTAAGCTGGCGCGGGATGGAGACATCGCCGGTGAGGCCGGTAATCATCCGGGCACCGAGCGACATGACGTGCGACTGGTTGCGCAGGAGCGCGACCATGTTGCCGTAGTCGATCTCGGTGGCGACGAGGTAGCCGCCATCGGCCGCGGTGCCGGCGCTCTGGTTGGCGCGGGCCTCGCGGGCACCGGCGACACTGGCCAGCACCTCGAACGGCACGAACACGCCGCTCGGCGCACGGCCGGTGCGCTTTTCCTCGGCCTTGCTGCACTCCAGCTCGAGGCCGTCGAGCTGGGCGCCGGGCGTGGCGAGGGTGTTGATGACCTTGAGCAGCGAGTAGCTGCGGATCTCCTTGGCCGAGAGGCCGAGGCGCTGGTCGGCGACCTGCTGCGTGCGGGCCTCGACGGGCGCGCTGGCGGCGAGGCCGGCGGCGCGCTCGGCGCGGGCGAGGTCGGCATCGATGCCGCGGATCTCGGCTTCGAGGGCATCGAAGCGCTTGCCCTCGTCGTCAGTGAACGCGCGCTTTTCAGCGGCGGTGGAAAGGGCATCCAGCTCCTTGAGCTTGGCGCCCCGCTGCTCTTTTAGGAGCTTGATTCGGTTCATGGTGCGTGTGTGGTTTGGTTTTCTCTGCGGGTGGTTCAGCGGGACGGGAATTGCAGGCGGCGCCGGCGGCGCTCGCGGAGGGCCAGCTCAAGCGCGGCGGCATCGGCCGGCGCGGCAGCGGCGGCGGTGCGGGCCTCGGCGAGGCGGGCGCGGGCGCGGTCGAGCACGGCGGCGGGCACCGCGGCGCCATTGGCCGCCACCCAGTCGACCAGCGCGGCGGCGCGCTCGGCGGCGGCCGTGGCCTCGGCCCCGGCGAGGGCGACGATGGCGGCATCCGACGCCGGCTGGCCGGCGGCCACGAGCGCGGCCTCGGCGCGGAGAAACTCCTGCGCATCGGCGAGCGCGTAGATGGCGCGGTGCAGCGCGGCGGTGGCAAACTTGACCGGGCCGGAGAGGGTAGGGTCGCTCCAATCGGCGGCGGGCTCGCCGTCGTGCGAGAGGTAGGCGCCGCGGGTCTCGCCGGCGGCAGGCGCGGCGCGGCGGCGCAGCTCGACGGTGAGCGAGCTGTCGGAATACGCGGGCCAGACGACGGGATTGAGCGCCACGAGGCGCGCGCTCGTGATCGTGCGCTGATCGGTGCGCGCATCGCGCGCCTCCCACTTCTGCCCGGCCTCGCCGTCGACCTCGAACTCGAAGGAGGTGCCGGTGATAATGCCCTTGTCGACGAGCGTCACGAGGTCGCGGCCGGCCGAGGTATCGGGCACCAGCGCCTCCCACGTGAGCGCGCGGGCATCGCTGGCGAGCGTGAGATTGGCGCCCACGCGGCCGAGGGAGGCGAGGGGATCGTCGGTGTGGCCGGCGGCGGCGACGATATCGCGGCGGCCGACAAGCGAGGCGTCGAAGGCGCCGGGCGCGATGCGCTCGACGAAGGGCCGCGGGCGACCGCGCTGCGTGAGCACTTCGGAATCGGCGTCGTAGGGGATCGTGCCGCGGAGGGCGCCGATGTAGCCGGCGGCCTTTTCCTCGGCGGTGAGGGCGCGGCGCTCCAGGGAGGCGCGGGCGCGGAGTTCGGTGCGGAGGCTCATGGTGCGGCGGTGGGTTCGGTGGCGGCGCCGCTGGCGGGCGCGCCGGAGGCGGCGGTGGCGATGCCACCCTGGTTGTTCATCGGCAGGCGCGGGTCGCCGGCCCAGCCGTCGGGATACTCGCCCCACTCTTCGAGGCGGCGGATCTGGTTGACATCCATCGCGGCGATGGAGCGGAGAATCTGGTAGACCTGCGCGCGCTGGAGGGGATTGCCGCGGAGGAGCGCGTCGACGACAAATTTGACGTAGTAGCCCTCGTCCTGCTCCTGCTCAGTGAGAAGCGTGGTGTTCATCTCCGCCTCCCAGTTGGCGCAGAGGGGGGCGAGCGTGTAGTCGACGAGCGCGCGGTTGAGCTGCTCCACGCCGCTGCCGAGCGTGGGGCCGGTGGCGCCGAGCAGGTGCAGCGGCAGGTGGTAAACCCGCGCGACCTCTTCGAGCGAAAACTTGCGCAGGGCCATCAGCTCCGCGTCGGCATTGGAGAAGCCGCTCTCTTTCCAATCGTAGCCGACGATGAAGGGGGCCTTGCCGGCATTTTGCGCGCCGCCGTATTGCGTGTGGTAGGCCTCGGCCGCGGCCTTGGCCTTGGAAAGATCGGAGACGCCGGGGTGCGCGGTGAAGACGCCGGGCTTGCGGTTGCCGTTGGCGAAGGTGCGCGCGGTGAACTCCTCCGCCGTCATGGCGAGGCCCACGACCTCGCGCAGATCGGCGAGCGGGGAGCGGCCGGTGAGGCCGTTGGTCGAGAGGTTGGCGATGTGCAGCACCTCGTCGCGGGTGAGCACGCGGCCCTTGTGCTCGTAGGCGAGCACCTCGGTATCGGGATTCCACCGCGGCGCGATGTCGGCGGGCTTGGTGAAGCGGATCGACTCGGGCGCGCCGTAGCGGTCGCGCACGATGCGGGAGTAGGCATTGCCGCCGAGGTCGTGGCAGACCTGCGAGGCGTAGCGCCATTTGAAACTTGTCTGGCTGTCGCTCACGCGGCCGCGCAGGAGGCGAGCCACGGCGTGGTCGCGCTGCTCCTCCGGGCCCTTGGGCGTGCGGAGGTAGACCTTGACCGGCAGCATGGCGACGAGCAGCGCGCGGACATCGATGCAGGCGCGGACCACAGCGACGTTGAACGCGGTGTGCTCGCTCACGGTGGCACCGCTCTTCACGGCGCCGCCGCCAAACCACGCGGTAAGCCAGGACTCGGGCGCGGTGAGCGACGAGCGGGCCTCGCGCGGCGCGGGGCCGGCACGCTGCGCGGCGAGGGCGACGCGCGCGGTGCGGGCCTCGTCGGCGGCAAGCAGGGCGGCGGCGCTCATGCGCGCACCTCCGCGGAGAGGGCGATGCGCACCGCCGGATCGGCCCGACCGCCTCCCCAGGCGGGGGCCTGTCCCAGTCCCCTCATGGCGTAATGTGTCGCGGCGGCGCGCATCGACCACGCACCGGCAACCCGGGCGGGCCGACGCTCAAGCGCAAAGCACCCGGTCCGGGCAAACTCCGGCAAACTACCGGAAACTTCGGCAAACTCCGGCAAACTTGCGGGGCGCCGCGCCGGACGCCGCGGGGCGCCGGGGCCGCACACCGGGCCGGGTATTCGCGATCAGAATACGCCGACGGCGGCCGACTCCGGTGCGGCGCGCAGGGCGCCGTCGAGGGCCATGATGGCGGCGGCGGCGGGATCGATCTTGCTGTGCTCGGCGGGGCGCGCGGGGAAGTAGGCCTTGGTTTGGCCGCCGGTGTGCGCGGTCTTCTGCACGACATTTCCCATCGCCCAAGCGGCCACGGGGTCGCCGTCGTGCCGGAGCAGGCCGGCATTGACCAGCGCCTCCAGCTCTTTCATCGGCTGCGAAATCATACTTGGGGATTGCACGACCTCGACCAGCGGAAAATCGCACCAGGGCTCCGCCTGGAGCTGCTCGACGAAGTAGGACATTTCCCGCGGGTCGAAGCCGAAGCGCGAGATCGAGAACAGCTCCCGCCACGCGCGCAGCTCCTGCATGATGCGGGCAAACGAGGTGCGCGCGCCGGGGGTGACGATCAGGTGCCCGGTGCGCGACCACTCGCGATACAGCTCGTGGTTGGGCCCGGAGGCATTTTGCACGGTGTCCTCCGGCAGGAAGTGGCGCCAAAAAACAGCGTAGCCGGCGGCGCTGAGTTGGCGACTGCGCTCCAGCAACTCCGCCTGCGCGGCGGGGCCGGCGCCGGCCTCGGCGCCCACGGCGGCCGAGAGGGCGGCGCGGGCCGCGGCATCGAGCTGCGCGGGGTCGAGCCGGCCGGCGCCCACCTCGCGCTCGAAGACGACGGCCATGGAGGTGAGGTCGACCTTGTTGGCCGCATCCATGGCGACGGAGCCGGTGCGCCCGCGGAAATCCTCCAGGCGCAGGCCGGCCTGCAGGCAGCGGTTGTGCCACGCATACATGGAAAGCCAGCCGGCGTCGCTCTGCGTCCAGAGGCAAAAGTTGAGCTGGAGCACGTCGTTGGTCGCGCTGGGCATGGCGCGCATGAACTCCACGCGCTCGGCCACGTAGCGGCGCACCTCGGGATCGGCGATGCGGGGATTGGCCTTCACCCACACGGCGGGGTCGGCCGGGCTGTCGCAGTGCCGGCACTTGGGGTCGGGCTGGCGTTTGCGCGCGGCCTCGCACTCGGGGCAGGGGTCGAGGGTGCAGACGTAGGCGAAAAAGTCGTCCTTCCGTATCGAGCCTTCCAATACTTTGCGCGCGCTCTCGTGGTAGGCCCAGCAGATGCCGGTGCGGTCCGAACCGGAATTGGTGATGAGGACGATGAGCGCGTTGCGCCGCGCCTTGGTGCCGGCTTCCAGGGCGCGCACGATGGCGGCGCTGTTGTGCGCGTGGATCTCGTCGAGGATCGCCATGTGCACGCGCTTGCCGTGTTGGCCGCGGTCCTCCGACGAGAGGGGGCGGAAGACGGCGTGGCGCCGCGGGATGGCGAGGGAGTTGGAGAGCACCTCGATGAGGCCGCGCAGCTCGGGCGAAGCCTCGACCATTTGCGCGGCATCGCGGAAACAAATCATCGCTTGCTCCTTGGCGGCGGCGGCGGAGTAGATCTCGGGCGCGTGCTCATCGTCGACGAGCAGGCCGTAAAGGCCGATGCCGGCGGCGAGGGGCGTCTTGCCGTTGGCCTTGCCGATCTCGCCGTAGAAAAAACGGAAGCGGCGGCGCAAGGTGTCGGCGGGGTCGGGGCTGTCGGCGATGCGGCGATGCCAGCCGAAGAGCGATCCGACAATGAAAGCCTGAAACTCGGCGAGGCGGAAGGGCACGCCCTCGCGCAGGTGCAGCACCTCCTCGAAAAACATCAGCGCGCTCTCGGCCTTGGCGGGCAGCCACACGAGGCCCTCGGCCGCCGGGGGCGGGGCATCGGGGCGGGGCCGGCCGTGGTCATCGCAGCCGGCGCGGGCAAGATCGGCGAGGTGGCGGCGGCAGGCCTGGACGACGTAGCGACCGGCGACGATGCGGCCGGCAAGCACATCGCGCGCGTAGGCGTGCACGCGGGGCTCCTTGGGCGCGAGCGGCGGCGCAGCCGGCGCCGCGGGGCCCGGCCGACGCCGAGCGCCGGCCACGGGACGGCGGCCGGAGGCGGAGCGAGCGGGAGCGGCGAGGACGGACGGCATCAGCACGCGGCCGCAGGTCGCGGCCACGCCGCCGGGATACCAGCCGCCCCGGGAAACGCAAGCACGGCGCCGGCGTGGTCGTCGAGCGGCGAGCCGACGGCGACGACTTCGCGCGGGAGGACGTGGAGATAAATCTCGGTCGTGGAAATGTCGTTGTGACCGAGCAGGTCGCGCAGCTTGTGCAGGGGCACGCCGCGCTCCAGCTGGTGCGTGGCGTAGCTATGGCGGAGCACGTGCATGGTCACGCGCTTGGCAATGCCGGCGCGCGCGACGATGGCGCGCAGGTGCTTGCTCAGGCCATCTTCGTGCGCGTGGTGGCGGCGGACGACGCCGGTGCGCGGATCGGCCGAAAGGCCGCGGCCGGGGAACACCCAGAACCACGGCCACTCCGCGCCGGCGCGGGGCAGCTTGGCGGCGAGGGTGCCGGGCAGCGCGACGGGCGGCAGGCCGCGGGCGCGGTCGCCCTCCCACAGCGCGCGCACGCGCTGCAGGTGCTCGGCGAGCGGGACGACGAGGGAGGCGGGGAGAGCGACCACGCGGTCCTTGTCGCCCTTGGCGCCGACGATGCGCACGGTGCGCCGCTCGATATCCACGTGCTGGATACGGAGGCGCACGCATTCCATGAGGCGCAGGCCGCAGCCGTAGGTCAGGCGGAGCATGAGGGCGTGCGTGCCCTGGGCGAGGGCGAGCACGCGCTGGGTCTCGGCGACGGTGAGCCACACAGGGAGGCGGCGCGGGATCTTGGCGCGCGCCCACGGGCCGAGGTCGCCGAGAGGCTTTTCGAGGACATCGCGGAACAGGAACGCGACGGCGTTGAGCGCCTGCGCCTGGGTGCGGGCGGCGACGCGCGGCGCCATGTCCTCAAGCCAAGCGCGCACGCGGGCCTCGTTGGAAATGCCGGGCGGCTGCGTGGCGCAAAACTCCACGAAGCGCGTGATCTGTGCGCTGTAAGCCTGCTCGGTCGTGCAGGCCAGATGCCGCGTCCGGCAAACTGCTTTCACGCGCGCGAGGATTTCCGACTTTTTCATGATATGGGGGAAATGGGGTGGGATAATGAGTTGTTGGGAAGCCCTACGCGGCCTCCTTGGTATTCGGGGACGCACAAGAGATGCCATGCGAGTCGCACCACTGCCGGAACTTGACCGTTTCCGCACCGAGCGAGTCGGTCCAGCCCATCGGCCACCCCATCATCCATTCCCAGAAGTTTGGCTTTCTCTGCTGCCTCTTCCGGCCAAGGCCCTGTTCCGCCCACCAGTCCCGCAGATTGTAGCATTTGATCTCGCGCTCCAAGTTCCTCACCCCACCGTCCCCGTCCGATTTTATCGGTGTAGGCACATATCCAGATTCTCTTACGGATGTGAGGCGCGCCGGTATGGTGAGCCCCCAGCACTCCCCATCTTGCATCATACCCCATTCTGGCCAGGTCTCCGAGCACTCGTCCCAGTCCCCGAAAAGTGAGCGCTGGTGAGTTTTCCACGAGGACGTATCGGGGTCGTATTTCACCCACGATTCGGGCCATGTGTCCCCACATGCTGCTTTGCTCTCCGTCGATACCGGCGCCTTTTCCGGCCACGCTGATGTCTTGGCACGGGAAGCCGCCAGTGATGATGTCCACGCATCCAATCCACGGTGTCCCGTCGAATGTTTGCACGTCATCCCAGATTGGGAAGGGGTCGAGGCATCCGTCGTTTTGTCGGGCGATGAGACACTTTCGGGCGTGTTCATCCCACTCGACAGCACAGACGGTTTTCCATCCGAGCAGTTTGCCGCCGAGTATGCCGCCTCCAGCGCCTGCGAAAAGTGCCAGCTCATGCATTTTTGTGGTTCGTTGTTTTCGTGAGATTTTCAGATGGCTTTCCCAACCAGTCGGTAGAGCCAACGCCTACGGCGTGGCTCACCTCAGCGTT